TTGAAACATCGGCAATAAAACAGTTTCTAAGTAAAAAAGAGGACATCTATAGACCTGCTTACGGTAGAAGAGTTGAAGTATTTCCAAGGAGATGCGTTTTTGCAGGAACAAGCAATGAAAGTGAATTTTTAAGAGATACTACAGGTAACAGACGATTTCTTGCAGTAGATGTGGGAGTTGTTAAGATTACAAAGTCTGTTTGGGATGATATGCCAAAAGAAGTGGATCAGATATGGGCGGAGGCTGTTGAATGTTATAAGTTCGGAGCATCTTTAAGGCTTAGTAAAGAAGCCGAGAACGCGGCCAGAGAACAACAAGAATCTCATATGGAAACATCACCGTATGAGGGGGCTGTGCAGGTATATCTTGATAAACCTATACCTGATAATTGGTATGACTTAAGTTTGGCGGAAAAACGGCAATATTTAAACGGCAATTTAAAAGTTGAGAATACCAGTCCAAGAACGAAGGTTTGTATAAATGAGATTTGGGAAGTGGTTTTTGATGGAAACTTAAAGTTTTTAAAGAAGCAGGATAGAAATCAGATAGCCGCGGCGATATTAAAAGTTAGTGGCTGGAAGAGAGGAACATCGGGAAGATTTGGAGATTATGGGATACAAAAAGCCTATCTAAAAGTGTAAACCATCTTTAAGTAAAATATATATTTTGTAAACCATCTATACAATTATGTAAATCATCTGATAATTAGATGGTTTACGTGATGGTTTACAAGATGGTTTACGCTTAAAATGGCTTAAATTAAGGCTTTTACATATATGTATACCATGTAAACCATATAAATGACTATAAATGTAATTATATACTATATAAAGAGAATATAGGGGATATATAGACATATATAATGCCTTAATAGCCTTATATACAGATATAGTATAGAAACTACATAATTTTGGTCTACATGATATACATTAGTTTTAAGAGGATAAAAATGTTAGAAAAAGAAGTTGAGAAGTTTTTGGTAAGAGAAGTTAAAAAGATTGGCGGTATCAGCTTTAAATTTATAAGTCCCGGTAATGCGGGAGTACCTGACAGAATTGTAATACTGTCAAGCGGAAAGGTGGTATTTGTGGAGCTAAAAACTGATAAGGGCAAATTAACAAGGTTACAGGGAGTACAGATAAAAAAGATATCAGACTTAGGAGCAGATGTAAGAGTGTTAAGAGGCATAGAAGGAGTGAAGGAGTTTATAAATGGAATTCAGCCCACATGAGTATCAGCAACACTGTATAGATAAGATTATTGAAATAAAAAAGCTTGGACTGTTTCTTGATATGGGGCTTGGTAAGACCGTTATAACCCTATCGGCTATAAAAGAACTTAAGTATTATAGATTTTTAGTTCGTAAGGTGCTTATAATAGCGCCAAAGAAGGTGGCAGAAGCAACATGGAGTACAGAAGCCGATAAATGGGAACATACAAAAGACTTAAAGATATCAAGTGTTTTAGGCAGTGAGAAGAAAAGAATATCGGCACTTTATAAAAAAGCGGATATTTATATCATCAATCGTGAGAATGTAACTTGGTTGGTGGACTTCTACCGAAACAACTGGGACTTTGATATGGTGGTTATAGATGAGTCAAGCAGTTTTAAAAGTCATTCCGCAAAAAGATTTAAATCGCTTGCAAGCGTATCACATAAGATAGACCGAATGGTTGAGCTTACAGGTACACCGTCACCAAACGGATTAAATGATTTATGGTCTCAGATATATTTACTGGACGAAGGAGAGCGACTTGAGAAAAACTATTTTAAGTTTCGTGAAAAGTATTTTATACTGGACACAAAAGGGAGAGACGGAAAAGTATTTTCTTACACAGTTAAAAACGGATCACATAATGCTATCCTAAGCAAGATATCGGATATATGTGTAAGTATGAAATCCGATGATTACTTAAGCCTACCTGATATCATCTATGATGAGATACCTGTAATACTGGATAGTAAAGCTAAAAAGGCATATGAGGAACTTGAGGCACAAATGGTTATGCAACTTCCTGATGAAGAAGAACTTAGTGTTACAAGTGCCGCAGCGTTAAGTAATAAGTTGCTACAACTTGCAAACGGCGCTGTATATGATGAAAACAGAGAGGTACATAGGGTTCATGACTGTAAGCTTGAAGCATTTATGGAGCTTGTCGAAAGCTTACAAGGAAAGCCACTTTTAGTTTTTTACAACTTTCAGCATGATAAAGACAGGCTACTTAAGGCCTTGGCTAAGGTCAATGCAAGAGAGCTTAGGACAAATCAGGATGTACAAGACTGGAATATGGGAAAGATAGAAGTGCTGCTTACACATCCTGCATCCAGTGCCTATGGTCTTAACTTGCAACAGGGTGGAAATCATGTGGCTTGGTTTGGACTTACATGGAATTATGAGCTTTACGTACAGGCAAATAAGCGATTGCACAGGCAGGGACAAACAGAAAAGGTAATCATACATCACCTGATTACAAAAGATACAAGAGACGAAGACGTTATGGAGGCGCTTAACAAAAAAGAGGGAGTGCAAAATTTTGTTATGGATTCCTTAAAGGCCAGAATACAAGAAGTAAAGGAGAGATTGAAAAAATGATAGATTTTGGAAAATTACAGGCGGATGCAGTGAAAAACATTTGTAAGTCAAAAATTACAGGAAAAGCAGCGGACTATAGAATTTATAGTGCTGCCACGATAGACGGAAATAGATATATACCCCTTATGTACAAAGGGATATCAATATATTTAATACCTGAGAAGTACTGTTTACTGAGTCAGGCGTTTGCCGAAGTCGGTAATCCGATGGTAGAGAAGATATTTAAGAGTGCAGAAGATGCAGAGCAGATTATGGATACAAAGATGATAAAGCTTCTACCGGATGGAATACAGCTAAAAGAATTTAAGACAAAAGATGATAAATCAATTTTTGTAGATGAAAAACTTATAAAGTCGTTCGGTAAAGGCATTAGATATTATGCGAATGGAAACAGCGATATCGTTTATATAAAAGAGGTTGAGGAGTTTTTAGGATTAGCATTTGCTACACGTGTGAAGGAGAAAGAACAATGACAAGAACAGAGATTTTAGCAGAAGCAGAAAAGTGCGTATGCAGTGACAGAAATTTACAGTACGGTGAGCCGGAGGATAATTTTTCAGACATAGCAAGGCTATGGAGTGCTTATCTGGATACAGATTTAGGGGCTGAAGATGTCGCAATAATGATGTGCCTTTTTAAGATAGCAAGAATAAAGGGCAGCTTTTATGAGAGTAAAGACAGCTGGGTAGATTTGGTGGGATATGCCGCATGCGGCGGTGAAATAGCTAAAAGAGGTGAAGAATGAAGATAAAAACAATGTACACGTGTGAAGTTTGTGGTACGAATTACGAAGACAAGAACAAAGCGGAGGGGTGCGAAAAAACTCACAAGGTCGGGCTTGAGATAGAGAGAGCCGACTACCTACCGTATAATAGCCGTGATAATGACTTTAAGGGCTTTCCTTTGCGGATATGGGTGAGAGCAAAAGACGGCACATGTGCGGTATACAAAAGGTGAGCTTGTACTCAAAGAAGATAATTAAAATCAATTCTAAGGCGGTTAGAATGGCACACACGGCACTTTAAAGGTATTTCATACCTAAAGAAATTAAAACGCCGTGTAGAGCAAAATAAGAGGAGTAGGGAAGATGTTAATACCGAATGTAGAAGTAAAAGAATTTGAAAAATTTGGATTTAAGCCATGCAGGGGGAATACGAAAAATTCGAAATGTTATTACTTATGCATTGCAAGAGGATGTAGGCTTATGTTTGTCAGTCCTGTCTGCTTTGATATACAGGATTGGGAAAAAGATGATCCAAGGATACATAAAAAGCCAAATTGTAGATACAGAGACTATCGTACAGCCTTAGATATTTTATACGATTTGATAAATGCTGATATGTTGAAAAAGGAAGGTGAGTAAGTGACGGCAAAAGAATACTTAAGGCAATTAAAAACACTTGATTGTCTTATAAAAGCCAAGGAGCTGGAGAAGGAAAGATTAGATGATTTGACAACTAAAACCAGTGTAAATCTATCCGAAAGAGTGCAAGGTGGGGGCAGTGGCGGTACTGAAAACACTATAATAAAAGCTTTAGAAATAGAGCAACAGATAGAGAGTGATATTAAGAGATTATATGATTTGCGAGTAAGAGCTATAGGGATAATAGATAAATTGGACAATGACAAGTACAGGGTTGTACTGTCAATGTATTATGTTTCTAATCTAACATTTGAACAGATAGCAGAGGATACGCATATGTCTTTCAGATGGATTCATAAGCTACACGGCAGGGCTTTAAAAGAATTTGAAAAATATATGATTAGTTCATAGTAGTTCATATTGGGTCTGTGTTATTATGTATATGTGAAAAGTTTAAAGCAAGTATACTTTTTCATAATCCTCCTTTAATGTATGATATAGGGGCAGGCTTTTATTGATGTTTCCCTGCCCCAAAAGTTAAAGGATAGTCTACTAAATATTTTTCTTCTTGAGAGACAGCTTAACGGCTGTCTTTTTTGATTCAAAATCACAGAAAGGAGCTGATGATATATCAAACTAACTTTAAAACAACAGAGATTTGCTGATGAATATATCATCAGTGGGAATGCGACAGATGCAGCCGTAAAGGCAGGATATAGCAAGAAGACGGCAAATAGAATAGCAACTGAAAACTTGTCAAAACTTGTCATACAAACCTATATTGACGAAAAACTCAAAGAGTTATCAGATAAAAAGATTGCCGACCAACAGGAGGTACTTGCTTACTTGACTTCAGTGCTTAGAGGTGAAACCCAGTCGGAAATTGTGGTCGTTGAGGGAGTTGGTGACGGCTGTAGCGAAGCGAGAAGGTTGCAGAAGGCTCCTGATGAGAAAGAACGATTGAAAGCGGCTGAACTTTTAGGTAAGCGTATGGGGCTGTTTAAGGACAAACTGGATCTTACTGCCAATGTGCCGGTAATCATCTCAGGGAGTGATGAACTTGAAGACTGATGCTGTTAAGATTCAACTGCCCGAGGTGGTAGGCAAAGGATATGGTACCTATTGGCGGTATAAAGGCAGATATAGAGTCTGCAAGGGTAGTCGTGCCAGTAAGAAGTCCAAGACAACGGCACTATGGTACATATGGGCAATTATGAAGTATCCACAGGCTAACCTGCTTGTGGTTCGAAAGGTATTCAGAACTTTAAAGGATAGTTGCTTTACGGAGCTTAAATGGGCGATAAGGCGGCTAAAGGTTGCAAACCATTGGGAAGAGAAAGAATCACCGCTTGAGATGACTTACATACCGACAGGGCAAAAGATTTATTTCAGGGGCCTTGATGATCCGCTTAAGATTACATCAATTACGGTAGAGCAAGGATACCTTTGTTGGATGTGGCTTGAAGAGGCATATGAAATATCAAATGAAAACGACTTCAATATGCTTGATGAGTCTATAAGAGGTGCTATACCCGAAGACGTAAAACTGTTTAAGCAGATAACAATAACACTGAATCCTTGGAATGAGCATCACTGGATAAAGAAAAGGTTCTTTGATACTCCTGATGATGAAGTTCTAGCAATGACTACAAATTATCTTTGCAATGAATGGCTTGATAAGGCCGATCTGAAGGTATTTGAGTCAATGAAAAAGAACAACCCACGAAGGTATCAGGTTGCAGGTCTTGGAGAGTGGGGCATAGTAGACGGTCTTGTATATGAAAACTGGGAAGAGAAAGCCTTTGATATAAACGAGATAAAAAAGATACCGAGTGTTCAGTCAGCGTTCGGACTTGACTTCGGATATACAAACGACCCAAGTGCCTTGTTCTGTGGCCTTGTAGACACAAAAAGCAAGACAATATGGGTATTTGATGAGATGTATAAGAAGGGCATGAGCAATGAGGCGATAGCGGATGAGGTTATAAAAATGGGGTATGGCAAAGAGCGTATAAGAGCCGACAGTGCGGAGAAAAAGAGTATTGACAGGCTTTATACTTTAGGCCTATCGCATATAACTGCTGCAAGGAAGGGACCTGACAGTATAGTTCACGGTATCGACTTTATACAGGACTACCACATAATAATTCATCCAAGGTGTGTGAATTTCATTACAGAGATATCCAACTACACATGGGCAAAAGACAGTAAGACAGGCAATATGATAAATAAGCCTATTGATGATTTCAACCACCTTATGGATGCTATGAGATACGCCCTTGAGAATATTTCGATGGGTTCTGTATACAGTTTTGATTAAGGAGTGAAGATGTGGATTTCATAAAAAGAATAATTTTGGCAATCAGCCAATTTTTTAATAAAAAAAGTATAGCAGGCATAACCGGGATAAGTATTCTAAAGAATGAGATACTTATATGGAGGTCTTCACCTGATAGGGTAATGCAGCTAAAAGGTGCAATGTACTATGAAGGAGTCCAAGACATATTGAAAAGAAAAAGGACGGTGATAGGTGAAGGTGGTGAGCTACAAGAGGTTAATAATCTTCCAAACAATAGAATTATAGATAACCAGTATGCTAAGCTTGTTAACCAAAAAGCTAATTACCTACTTGGACAGCCGTTTGTAGTAAGCTCAGACAATAAAGACTATCTGGAGTGTTTAAAACAGGTGTTTAACAAAAAGTTTATGAGAAATATAAAGACAGCAGGAAAATATATGTTAAACACTGGTATAGCATGGATTTATCCACACTACGATAGTAATGGACAACTAAGCTTTAAGGTTTTTCCGGGATATGAAATTTTGCCTTTTTGGGAAGATGATGAAAAGACTAAAGTAAAGTTGGCTGTAAGATTATACAAAACGGATGAATACGCATACAATGGCACTAAAACCGAAGTGGAAAGAGTTGAGGTATATGCCCCGGATGGTGTGTACAGATTTATTTTAAACGGTGAAGCTATAAGGGGCGACGATATTATTCCGTATAGTGCTTATGTAAACACCGAAAATGAAAACTATAATTGGGGTAGGATACCTTTAGTGCCGATGAAATATCATGATGGCACGCCCCTACTAAAGAAAGTTAAATCCCTCCAAGACGGTATCAATATAATGCTCTCGGACTTTGAAAACAACATGCAGGAAGATGCAAGGAATACTATTCTTGTCATTAAGAATTATGATGGGCAGGATTTAGGAGAATTTAGG